TGCTCCGCGACGTGCTCGGTGAAGGCAACCTCAACGTGTTTCGCGGAGGCGAACCACACGAGTTTTTGGGGGACATAGACCCCGATACCCAGCTCAGCCTCAACGAGATGTTCCGGGCGGTTCACGACCTGTACGGGCACGGTACGCGCGGCTCGACTTTCCGCCCCGGCGGTGAAGAACTGGCTTACGCCTCGCATAGTCAGATGATGTCGCCGCTGGCCCAAATGGCGTTGCTGAGCGAGACGCGGGGCCAGAACAGCCTCGTGAACTATTCACCCCTCAACGCCGCCTTGATGCACGAAATGGCCGACATTCGCGCGGGGATCGAGGGCGAGCGCCGCCTCGCGCGAATGCGGGGCCAGAAAGTCGACCCGTCGGCTTTCGCGGTGGAGAACGCTCGGCTCCGTGAACTTGGCTCTCAAATCCAGTACGCGCCGCAGAAATCGCTTTTGCTGCCGCCAGAATACCTTCCGGCGGAGACGAAGGGTGGCATCCCTGAATACCTGCGCCCGGCTATCGTGCCCCGCGCGCCGTCTGGGCCGGAGCGCGCGGTTCACCTTAGCCGCATGGAAAACTTGGCCGAGACGGATCCTGCGTTTTACGGCACCGGCCATCGCGGGGAAGACTGGGCAGTGCGCGGGCAACGCGGCAGCCCAGCGCAACACACCAGCTTTTATCTTGGACCGCAAGGCACGGTACTACCGGAGAAGGTCGTCGCCGACGTAAACCCGTTTGCCTACGAGACCGAATTGTCGGGCCTCTACGATCTGCG